GCACTTAAGGCAGTAGATCTTTATATGAAAAAACCAGTAGAAGAACGCAAACCCTGCATGTTTGTGTTAGACTCTCTGGGTATGCTTTCAACAGAAAAGGAGATTACTGATGCATTGAATGATAAGCAAGTGCGTGATATGACTAAATCGCAACTTGTGAAAGGTGCCTTCCGTATGCTTACCCTAAAACTGGGTAAGGCAAATATTCCTATGATTGTTACCAACCACACTTATGATGTGATTGGTGCCTATGTGCCCACAAAGGAAATGGGTGGTGGTAGTGGACTGAAGTATGCTGCTTCTACAATCATCTATCTTTCCAAGAAAAAGGAAAAGGATGGTACAGAAATTGTTGGCAATATTATCAAAGCAAAGACTGCCAAGTCTCGTTTGAGTAAGGAGAATAAGGAAGTTGAGATTCGTTTGTATTATGATGAGCGAGGTCTAGACCGATACTATGGTCTTCTTGAACTTGGTGAAGAAGCAGGAATGTGGAAGAATGTTGCAGGACGATATGAGATTGCGGGTAAGAAAATTTATGCTAAACAGATTCTGAAAGAACCTGAAGTATATTTCACCGAAGAAGTAATGCAGCAACTTGATGCTGCCGCGAAACAGCAATTTTCTTATGGATGAAGTTAATGATTTTATTCACATCTATGAAAATGCTTTAGAGTCTGATATCTGTGATTTCTTGAGTTCATTATTTGAGCAGATACCAGATAAGCATGAAAGATTTGAGAATGAAGGAAAACCAAACTTTACACAGTTTAATCTAACTGAAAACAAGGAAATTTCTTCTGAGGTCAATCAAGTTCATAATCATGTAATTAAAAATGTTTTTACTTATCGTGATAAGTATTATGAATTTGTGGATAAAAGAGTGTTTCCTACAGACCATGCTTTTGAGCAATTTCGTATAAAGAAGTATAATCCTGGAGGAGAAGATCGTTTTGATACTCATGTTGATGTGCTAGACTATCCTTCTGCACGGAGATTTTTATCTTTCATGTGGTATTTAAATGATGTAGAATCGGGTGGAGAAACTGTATTTAAAGATTTAACTATCAAACCGAAGAAAGGGGCATTATTAGTATTCCCACCACTTTGGATGTATCCGCATAGGGGAAATACTCCAATAAGTAATCCAAAGTATATTATGAGCACATATTTGCATTATAAGTAATGGAAAGAATTGAAACTACAATCCTTAGAAACCTAATATACAATGAAGATTATTCCCGCAAAGTCATTCCTTTCATACAACCAGATTATTTTGAGAGCAAATCCGAGAAGGTCATTTTTGAGGAGATTGTTCAATTCATTGTCAAATATGGTTCATCAATCACCATTGAAGCACTCAACATTGAGGTAGAAAATCGCACAGACTTAACTGAAGAGCAAGTAAAAGAAGTCAGAGAAATTAATAAGTCTCTGAATGATTCACCCATAGAAAAGCAATGGTTACTTGATACGACTGAAAAGTGGTGTCGTGACCGTGCCATCTATTTGGCACTTATGGAATCGATTCATATTGCCGATGGTAATAATGAAAAGAAGAATCGTGATGCGATTCCAAGTATTCTATCCGATGCTCTTGCTGTAAGTTTTGACAATAATATCGGTCACGATTACTTACAAAATTATGAAGAGCGTTATGAGTTTTATCACAGAAAAGAAGACAAGATTGAATTTGATCTTGACTATTTTAACAAAATTACAAAAGGTGGTCTACCTAATAAGACTCTCAATATCGCTCTTGCTGGTACGGGTGTCGGAAAAAGTCTCTTTATGTGCCATGTTGCTTCTTCCGTCCTACTGCAAGGCAGGAACGTTCTCTACATCACTCTTGAAATGGCGGAGGAACGAATTGCTGAAAGAATTGACGCAAACCTTCTGAATGTGCCAATTCAGCAATTGACAGATTTGCCTCGTCAAATGTTTGAGAATAAGGTGACTAATCTTGCTAAGAAAACGCAAGGCACTCTAATCATCAAAGAGTATCCAACTGCTTCGGCACACTGTGGACACTTCAAGGCACTTCTGAATGAATTGTCTCTGAAGAAATCATTCAAACCAGATATTATCTTTGTTGATTATTTGAATATCTGTGCTTCTTCCAGGCACAAGGCAAATAGTTCTATCAATTCTTATTCTTATATCAAATCAATTGCTGAAGAACTTCGTGGTTTGGCAGTAGAATTCAATGTGCCGATTGTCAGTGCGACACAAACTACAAGAAGTGGTTTTGGGTCTTCTGATGTGGAATTGACCGATACTTCTGAATCATTTGGTTTGCCTGCTACTGCTGACCTTATGTTTGCTCTGATTAGCACGGAAGAGTTGGAGCAACTCAGTCAGATTATGGTGAAGCAATTGAAAAACCGTTATAATGACCCAACAATCTACAAGAGATTTATTGTTGGAATTGACCGTGCTAAAATGCGTCTTTATGATTGTGAGCAGACTGCTCAGAATGATATACTTGACTCTGGACAAGAAGAAGAGTATAATGGTTATGAAGACAACAAACCTAAAAAATCGTTTGAAGGATTTAAATTTTAATGGAAACTGCGAAACACGTTAATTTTGATAAGTATGCTGAGTTTGTAGATGCCGTAACTTCTGATGCATCTAAAGACTTTCTTTCTCTTTCTGATCGTCTAGTTGCTCTTGATGAGAAGGGTGCGAATATTGAGCGTCTTCTCACCGCTGCCGTTGGTATTAATGCTGAAGGTGGAGAGTTTATGGAAATTGTCAAAAAGATGATTTTTCAAGGTAAACCGTATACTGAAGATAACCGAGAGCACCTAATCATTGAATTGGGAGATATTATTTGGTATGTTGCCCAAGCATGTATGGCACTTGATGTAACTCTGGATGATGTCGTTGCTCGCAATGTTCAAAAACTTTTGAAGCGTTATCCTGAAGGTGCTTTTGATGTTTACTTCTCCGAAAACCGTGCTGCTGACGACCGATGACTAAAGAAAAACAAGTAACTCTGAAAATGGATGCTCGATGTGCTGCAGCAGTGCGTCAAATTCTTTTCGAATCACAAAAAGGATACACTTATGATGAAGTGAGTGTGCCTCCTCGTATTACTGATATTCGCACAGTAATTCAAGATCTCGATGACAATATTGGTGCAGTTTTAAATGTAAACTAAATATTTTTAAAAAATGTCTTTGATTGGCAAAAGAAAAGGAAGACCCACTACAAAAATACAGTTCGATGCTCTTCTTAAAAGATTTTTAGTCTTCCTTAAAAGAGAACTTCGTTTGACATATGATATTCCATATGTCTTAATAGAGGACTCTGATTTTGCAAAAAATAATAAGACTTTTGGAATGATGAGTGGAAATACTCTTTATATTAGTATAATCAATCGTCATCCTATAGACATTTTAAGAACAGTCTCTCACGAATTCATTCATTATAAGCAAGTAATGGATGGTAAAAAAATTAGTTCTCATCCTGGAAGTCCTGCTGAAAATGAAGCAAATGCTAAGGCAGGTGAGATTATGAGAAAGTATGGGAGACTTCATCCAGAACTATTTGACTTGATGCCTATCAGGTAATATAGTACTTTTACTGGGGATATAGCTCAGTTGGTAGAGCGCGGTCTTTGCAAGGCTGATGTCAGGAGTTCGAGTCTCCTTATCTCCATTCATGCCCGTGTACTCCAAAGGTAGAGAGAGTGGACTTAGAATCCATACAGTGGAAGTTCGAATCTTCTCACGGGCATTAAAAGTAAATAAATAATTATAATACAATTACTGTATGAATGCAGTAAGTAATAATACGTATAAAATGAAAAGTTTTTCTCAATTTATTTCTGAAGCAACTTCTGCATCGGTTCAAGCAAAGCGCCTTGGTCTAGTTGGAGATGGGCATGGTGGATGGTATAACAGAGCAACTGGTGAATTTGAGGCAAAAACTGTAGGAGGTCAATTAAAGTATTATAATAAGAATCAAATTATTGGAGCAAAAGATCCAAAACAAACTGAATTTGAAAAAAATATTCCCTTGGGATCTTCATATCCAGAACAACCCATTCAACAGCAGGTTCCTGTGGAACAGCAACCTCAAGAAGAAATTCCTCCAGAAGAACCGACAACAACTGTACCACCAATTCCAAAAACTAAAGGGACTCTAGTAATTGCATTTGGACGATTTAATCCACCAACTGTTGGACACCAACAGTTAATTGATACTGCTTCTATGGTAGCAATGGAAGATGGTGCAGATTATATTGTTGCACCATCTAGAAGTCAAGATAAAAATAAGAATCCTTTAGATCCTGATACAAAAATTTCGTTCATGCGGATGATGTTTCCAGATCATTCAGAAAGAATTGTAAATGATCCTAATTTTAAAACTATTTTTGATGTTCTCAAAAAAGCCCATAATGATGGATATACAAATATAAAGGTTGTTTGTGGATCAGACAGAATTAAAGAATTTGAAAGATTATCTAATGAATATAATGGTAAACTTTATCAATTTGATATGATTGATATCATCCCATCTGGAGATATTGATCCTGATGGGAATAAGTCTATTGAAGGACTTTCTTCATCTAGACTTAGACTTGCAGCTGTGGAAGGAGATTTTATAACATTTAGATCAGGTCTCCCCGCAGAAGTTAAAAATAAAGAGGCACTTAAACTATTTGATTTTGTTCGTCAAGGAATGGGTATAGAGGAAATACAACAGGAAGGGTACTATACTTGGAAAATTGCTCCTAAATTAGATCAACAGTCTTTGAGAGAAAATTATATTAGTCAAAATATTTTTAAGTTAGGAACTTTTGTTGAAAATTTAAATACTGGACTAAATGGTAAAATAATTCGTAGAGGAACTAATTATTTAATATGTGTGACGGAAGATGAAATAATGTTTAAATCTTGGATTAAAGATGTTAAAGAATCGTTTTCTGAAAAGTCGAAAAAAACTAACACTATTAGTATCATAAATAAAAATAAGAAAAAGTAAAGCATTAAATTGTTCTCATGAAAAAGCATATTGCTGAGGAACTTCCCGCAAGAAAGCATCCACAAGCACAATTGTCAGCACAATCACAAAAATCAGATAAACCTGAAAGAAATCAAGATAGTGGGGGTGAAGAAAAAACACCCGAACAGAGAATTAGGCAGGCAGTTTATGATATTCGTTATCGTGCAAGAAGAGAAAATTTGCCTCTTCGCACCGCATATTCCCAATACATGCAGAACAGTTCAATGGGTGAGCAAGAAAAGCAAGAAGTAAAAAGAAAACTTTTTGGTAAAGAAGGTGGAGCAATGCAGGCAGAAAATTTCACTTCCTATATGGAAGATTCTGCTTCGACTGCAGTTTCTAATGCTCTTTATAAAGTTTTTTTGGAGAAGAAAAAAGAAGAAGATAATTTAGATGAATTAAAATATAAACTAGAAGAAAAAGTAAATGATACTTCCGAATCTAAAAAATATAAAGTTAGGGTTAGAGATAAGCAAAGTGGAGTCACATATGTAAGATATGCAACACGCCAAAAAATTAGTGAACTTAGGGCAAAAGGTCTTGAAGTTGAAATGACGGAATATGGAACTCCATATGAGGGTGAAAGAACTAAGGGAGAAAAAACCGCTGAGGTTTTAAGTAAAAGAGAAAAGAAACCAAATGATGGTAATTTGGCAAATAATTATCCACCGTATGATAAAGTAACTAAAGGTGATGTAGTTGCTGGAAGACTTGGAAAAGATCAGATGGGTGGTAAAAATGTCAAAGAAGATTTTTTAGGTGAAGTTTCGGCAACAGAAAATTTGCCACAAACTGATCCTAATATTAAAACCAATCCTAATCAAATTGATTTTACTACTAAAAAAAATAAAGTAGTAGTAAATCCAACCGATAGTTCACAAACTAAATTAATGGCACATCGTGAAGTTAATGGTAATATAATTGTTGAGAATGGATATTCAAAATTTTTAAAAAAAGTTAATTTACTTCAAGAAAAAGCAGAAAGCGAGCAGCAACAAAAATTGTTTGGTCTAGCACTTTCCGTGAAGAGGGGGCAAACTCCAAGATCTGAAGTTAGTGCTGAAGTTCTCAAAATTGTTGATACCATGAGTGAAAAAGAAATTCGTAAGTTTGCTAAGACAAAGCACTCGGGAATTCCTGAAAAAAAGATTCAAAAAGAGGAGGTTGAATGTGAAAAAACTAAAGAAGATAAGGTAGATCGTCGTCCTCTTGCAACTGCAATTAATCTTGCAAAAAATAAAGCAAGAGCAATGGGTGCTAAAAATCCATTAGTAATGGTTGCTTCTGAAAATGTTGAATCTGGACCAACTCTTCCTGGTGAAAAGGGAAAAAGAGTTTATCCAAAAGGACAAGAACCAAAACCAACTGGTGCAAAGTTACCATCTTTTCAAAAAGCACATTATGAAATGGAAGGTGAAGTTATTGATGAAAGAAGAAGAGAAGAAAAGGGAACTCCAAGACGTAGAAGAAATCCTGCTATTGAAATGATCAGATCTCAAAATAAAAAAGGTTTAATGACTAGAAGCGGTAAAACTGTTTCTCAACATGAAGCAGAAAGAGGTGTTCCTGAACGCGATCGTCCTAAAGAACCAGAACAAACAACTGCCGATAGACTTGATACGAAAAAACAAAGGCGAGCAGCACAAGTAGCGGCAAGAGAAAGAGCAGAAAAAGACGAAGAAAGAAGACGTAGACTTAACTGATTCCTAAATAAAACAGGATACTCTTCACACGGAGGTTATTATGTCATTCGCAGTTATTTGGGCCTGGATTATGGCTAATGAGGCTGCATTGGCAACCATTCTTCTGATTATTTCAGAATTGATGGGTGCTAATACAAAATTCAAGTCTAACGGTATTCTTTCTTTCATTCTTCTTCAAGTGCAAGAGCAATTGAAGAAGAGGGTTGGAAAAAAACCAGAATAATTATTTTTAAAAAATTTAAAAGGAGATCTTTTTATAAGGTCTCTTTTTTTTATAAATATCTCTAGAAAAGAATTTATAGGTAAGGAAACATGTCTCTTTGGGGCAATAAAGATTCGATTTATTCTTCCGGAACCATTAGTGTTAATCTTGAAAATGGTGAAGTTAGGGGTACTACTGGTGTAGTTACATTTACTTCTGCTGTTTCTGAAGGTGATGTGATTACTGTTGGAACTGGTGCAACTTACGGATATGCAGTTATCACTGGTGTTACATCAACTAGATTATCCATTGCTTCTACTGCTGGATTTGTGAGTGGATTAACCACAGTTCCTGCTGGAACAACTTACAATATTTCAGAAGAACCAATTTATACTCTTGGTGATTCAATCTATAGAGCGCCGGAATCAAAGACTGTTGGATATTCAACAAGTCCAGTATTCACAGGTGTTTTTGGTGTAAGCGCAGAAGAAGTTGGTACGGCAGCAACAATTACTGTCGGTGGAAAAGCATCCGCTTATGCTGTTGCTCATAGTGGGTGGGTTGGTGTTACAACTTATATTGATACTCACGGTAATCTAAGAGTTAAGAGTGAAGTATTAGTTGCTGGTGGTATCGATTCCACTGCAGGAACTGATGCTGATGATGATACAATATTCCCAGATCCAACAATTACGATTGTAACTGATGTTGCTGATGCAGTTGGAGTTGCAACTGATGGAGATGCTACATTCACCGTAGTCGCTTCTGTCTTCCCAACATATTCTCCTCTTACCTATCAATGGTATGAAGACACCACATTACTTTCTAATGGTGGAGACTACTCTGGTGCTACGACTTCTGTTCTTACCGTTGCAAATGACAGCGATAAGGATGATGGTAGAGAGTACAGTGTTGTAATTGCTTCTGGCGATACTTCAGTAACCTCTGGTGTAGGAACTATTACATACGCATAATAGTCTATGAGATTTGATGAATTGAATGAAGACAATTATTTGTTATTTGCTATAAAATTTTATGATAATCCTCAAGCACTTACGATGGAGGATTTT